AACCTTGTCTTTTACTCCTACATTAAACATGACAGAGTATATACTTAATCCAATAACACAAACTCCTACAGGCACAAACACTGCTGTATTTAACATAGGAGGAACTGGAGCAAGTATATCTACAACAGGTGAAATCATAATAACAGACAATGTGCCTAAAATTAAAACTATTGATTTTCTTACAGGGTTATTTAAGATGTTTAATTTAACAGCATACTACATTGATGATGTGGCTGATGCAGACTTTGGTAAAATATATGTAGATACTTTAGACAACTTTTATTTAGATGCAGCAAATAACCCATCTGAAGGTAGTTATGATATAACAAAACATATAGACACAAAAGAATTGACTATAGACAGAGCTTTTGAATTTAATCAAATTAATTTTGAGTATGAAGAACCCTCTACTTTATTATCTATAAATCATCAAGAACAATTTAATGAGATATTTGGCAACGAAGAAGTAAGACCTACGTTTGTTGATAGAGGGACTAAATATGAAGTTAAAGTACCTTTTGAGCACATGAAGTTTGAAAGAATAATCGACACTAATCAAACAGGAACAAGCCCTTATTCGGCAATTACATCTCCTTCACCATACATAACAGACATTCTTTGTGGTTATTCAGCAGATGGAGACTTTAAATCTAAAACAGACGTAACTCCAAACACTGGTAATTATTCACCAGTATTAACTAAACCTTTAGTTTTTTATGCTATACAAAAAACTGGATTATCTTCTGGAACAGGAATTAAATGGATTTCAGATGGCACTCCTGTAGAAATAACACAATATTATAGACCTTCTAATACAAATGAAGACGGAACAACGTCAACTGCGGCTTCTTTCACAATTAATTTTGATAATGAAATAGATGAATGGAATTTAACCAATTATAATGGAGGAACTAACTCTTTGTTTAAAAAGTTTTATGCTAATTATATAAACGGAATCTTTGAAGAAAAGAAAAGAATATATAAGTTAAAGGGATACTTGCCAACAGATATATTAGTTAATTATAGACTAAATGATGAGCTTGTGATACAAGATAGAACATTTACGATTAATTCTATAAGCACAAACTTTAAAACTGAAGTAAGTCAATTAGAATTACTAAACAAATTATAACTATGATAAAAAATATACTTGACTTATTAAACGCTTCTAATTGGTATGGAGCAGGAAAAAATGTGGAAATTGCAAAAGGAAAATGTTTGGCTGTAAAAGACTTTAAACAAATGAAAGAACAACTTAAAAGATTGAGATATGCCAAGTAAAAAAATACTTATAGATGTTCAGGTTTCTTCAGGAGCTTCTCCTCAACAAATTAATGACGTAAAAAAAGCTCTTGATGGTGTTGCTAATTCACAAGCAAAAGTAACTAAAGCAACTCAAAAAGGTAGAGCACAATCAGGATTAAATAATGCTATACTTTTAGAAACAGGTCGTTTAGCATCAGACGCATCTTATGGTTTTACAGCTATAGCAAATAACTTGTCTCAAGTAGTAACTTTATTTGCAAGTTTTGCAGAAACAAACAAAGGTGTTGTAAACTCTCTTAAGCAACTTGCTAAATCACTATGGGGTATTGGTGGAGTTTTAATTGGTGTTCAGCTTTTAATTTCATTTGGACCAAAGTTATGGGAAATGTTGACTGGTGTGACACAAAGAATGAAAGACCTAGCTGACATTACAAAGCAAGCTAGTAAACAATCGGGTGAACAAATAGGAAAATTACAAACTTTAGTTGAAATATTAGACTCAGCAACAGAATCTACTGTTGAAAGAAGACAGGCTGTTGATGAATTAAATAGAAGTCATAAAAACTTAAATTTAAAGTTAGACGATGAGGGAAGATTAACAAAAGAATCTAAAAAGGCAATAGAAGAATATATTCCTGTTTTAAGGGAAAAAGCTATGGCAAATGCTTTAATGACAAAAATACAGGCTAAATATGTAGAAATGTTAGATGCTGAAATGTCTAGTACACAAGACAATGTGGCGTGGTATGAGGCATTATTTATTGCAATAAAAAATGGGGGAGTAGCGACAGCTGGGGCAACCTTAGAAATAATGGAAAAAGCTAAAGAGAATAGAAAGAAGTTGATAGATGAAATACAGGTTGATATTGATTATTTAACCAATCAATTCAAGTCATTATCTACAACTGGTTTTGCTGCTGATGCTTTGGAAACCGTAAATCAATTAAAATCAGCTAGAGACATCATAACAGACCCAGAACAATTAGCTGAAGGAAAAACAGCTTTACAATTATGGGCTGAAGAAACTTTAGGAATTATAGCTGACACTAACTTAAAAGAGCTAGAAATTACAAACAGAGCAAATCAAGAAAGAAATAAGAGAGATGAAAAGGCATTTAAACAAAGAATGAAAATAGCTAGATTAGAAGCAGAAGGAAAACTAGACCTTTTAGATATGTATGGTCAAGGTTTGAATCTCGCTTCTGAACTTGCTGGTAGAAATACTGGGGTAGGAAAAGCTTTAGCTATAGCATCAACAACAATGTCAACTTATTCTGCGGCACAAAGAGCTTATGAATCTCAATTTTTACCCGTGCCAACACCAAGTTCTCCGTTAAGAGCAGAAGTAGCAAGAGGTGTTGCTATACTTTCTGGTTTAGCACAAGTAAAATCAATATTAGCTGTAAAAACTCCTGCTATGAAAGAAGTATCTGGTGTTTCAGGTGCAGCAGCAGGAACAGGAACAGTTCAAGCTCCTGACTTTAATGTAGTAGGTGCTGGAGGAGTAAGTCAATTAGCAACTACATTAGCAGGTGTAACAGGTCAACCTTTAAAAGCATTTGTTGTTAGTAAAGAAATAACATCAGCTCAAGAATTAGAAAGAAATATTACAAACACGGCATCAGTCGGTTAATTATTAAAATAAATTCAATATGAAAATAGTAGAATTACTTATAGACGAAGAACAATTATTATCAGGCATAGAGGCTATATCTATAGTTGATGAGCCTGCAATAGAAGAAAACTTCATTGCTTTATCTAAACAACACGAAATAAAACTTGCTGAAGTTAATAAAGAAAAGAAAATATTAATGGGTGCGGCTTTAGTTCCTAACAAAAATATATATAGAAAAAATGGTGAAGATGAGTATTATATATTCTTTAGTGAAGATACAGTAAGACAAGCTTCACAATTATTCTTAATGAGAGGTAATCAAAATAAATCTACATTAGAACATCAGGCTGAATTGCATGGTTTATCTGTAGTTGAATCTTGGATTATAGAAGATGACGTACATGATAAGTCAAGAAAGTACGGTATGGATTTGCCTATTGGTACTTGGATGGTATCTATGAAGGTTAATAATGATAAGGTTTGGAACGACTATATAAAGACAGGATTGGTTAAAGGTTTTTCTATAGAAGGTTATTTTACTGATAAAATTGCCATGAGTAGAATAGAAGAAATACATAATGAAGAAGAAGCTACAGAAATATTATTAGAGATTGCTAATTCAATACTAGATAATAAGTATGAATTTAAAACTTATAGTGATTATGGAAGTGGCGTTAGAAATAATGCCAAAAGAGGTATTGAACTAAACAAAAAAGTAAATAATAAATGTGCCACAAGCGTAGGAAAAATAAGAGCACAACAGTTGTCAAGAGGTGAAAAATTGAGTGTGTCAACAATTAAGAGAATGTATTCTTATTTATCAAGAGCAGAAACTTATTATGATGCTGGAGACAGTAAAGCTTGTGGAACTATATCTTATTTATTATGGGGAGGCAAAGCAGGATTAAATTGGTCAAGAGGCAAACTAAGAGAACTTGGTGAATTAAAAATGGCATCTATGGTTGTAGATAAAGACCATGCAATTATAAATGATAGATTAGGATATTCAACTAGAGAAATGGCTGAAAAAATGGCTGAAGATTTAGATTGTAAAGGAATACACGAACACGAGCTTGAAGGTAAGACTTGGTATATGCCTTGTGAACAACATAAACTAGCAGAAGTAGGAAAAGATGGAGCAATAAGAAAAAGCCCTAAAGCACCTAAATCTGATACGCCTAACAAAAACCCTAAAGGTAAAGGAACTGCAAAAGGAGATGCTTCTGGAAAAAGAGGTGCTAAGGTGTCAGAAAAAGATAGAGCTTCTTTAAAGAAAAAAGCAGATGATTTTAATGAAAGATATAAAGAAAAATTAGGTTATGGTATAACTGTTGGTATGCTAGCCTCAGTATTTCAAAGAGGTCTTGGAGCATACAATACAAGTCATTCACCAAACGTAAAATCACCTTCACAGTGGGCACACGCTAGAGTAAATGCCTTTATGTACCTAGTAAGAAACGGAAGACCAGAAAATGCTAAGTACACAACTGATTACGATTTGCTACCAACTAAACATCCTAAAAGCAGTAAGAAATGAAAAAAACAAATGAAACTGTAGGAAACGCAGTACCTAAAGGTAAAAAAAGAGGTTGCCTATGTAAAGACGGAACATACTCAAGAAAGTGTTGTGACGGTACTCTAAGAAGTCAAGGCGTAGGTAAGGTATAAAAATCTAACAACCTTTTTACATACAGTTATTTAAGTAAGATAAATTAATTTATAAATCGAAATTTATGGAAAACACTAAAGCTACATCAATTTTGAACGACATCATGGAAAAACTATCATTAGTTAAAAAAGATGAAGTAAAAGAAGTTGAGGTAAATCAAGAAGTAAATCTTTCGGAAGAAGTTAAAGAAGAAGAAAAACTATCTCAAGAACTTACTGAACTTGCTTGTCAAGAAGAAGAAGTAAAAGAGGAGTTGTCTTCTGAAGAAGTTGTTTCTGAAGAGTTACAAGAGGAAGTTCCAGTAATGGAGGAAGCCTCTGAAGAAATTGAGATGGACGAAACAAAATACGTTGGAAGAGACGAATTTGATTCTAAAATCTCTGAATTAAAGAAAATGATTGAGGAAATGAAATTGGGTTACAATGAAGAAAAACTATCTATGGAAAAAGAAATAGAGAAGTTATCTGCTGAACCAGCTTCAGAACCAATATCACACAACCCTGAAGGGGAAACAAAACAAAACTTTAAATCTTTTGGTCGAAACAAAGTAATGAGCACTAGAGATAGAGTAATGAACAGAATTGCAAATTTAAAATAAACTAAAAACTAAAATTAATTAAAAAATGGCTACTACTACATCAATTACTACTTCTTATGCAGGTGAATTTGCAGGGGAGTATATTTCTGCTGCTTTATTATCAGGTGTAACACTTGACAAAGGTGGTATTGAAATAAAACCAAACGTAAAGTTTAAAGAAGTGATTAAAAAAATTGCTACTGATGCTAACGTAATTAAAGACGCAACTTGTGATTTCACTAGTTCTGCTGCTATTACACTGAGTCAAAGAATACTTCAACCAAAAGAATTTCAAGTAAACCTTGAGCTTTGTAAGAAAGATTTTAGAAGTGACTGGGAAGCTGTACAAATGGGTTACTCTGCGTTTGACAACTTACCTCCAAAATTTTCTGATTACTTAATTGGGCACGTTGCAGGATTAGTTGCAGAAAAAACAGAAAACAACATCTGGGCAGGTGATGAAGACACTACTGGACAATTTGATGGTTTTAAAACCTTAATGCTTGCTGACAGTACAGTTGTTGACGTTGCAAAAGCAACTGTAACTTCTTCTAACGTAATTGCGGAATTAGGTAAAATAGTTGACGCTATTCCTTCTGCTTTATATGGTAAAGAAGATTTATTTGTTTATGTATCTCAAAATATTGCTAGAGCTTATGTAAGAGCTTTAGGAGGATTTGGAATCTTAGAAAATGCTGCTGGAAATGAAAACGTATCTAGCATTGGAGCAAACGGTGTATCTAATCAAGGTACTATGTGGTGGCAAAATGGAGCACTATCTTTTGATGGTGTAAAATTATTTGTTGCTAATGGATTGCCTGACAATCATGCGGTAGCTGCTGAAAAATCTAACTTATTCTTTGGAACTGGTTTATTATCTGACCACAACGAAGTAAAGGTTATTGATATGGCTGACCTAGATGGTTCTCAAAACGTAAGAATCGTAATGAGATTTACTGCTGGAGTACAGTATGGAATAGGTTCTGATATAGTTCTTTATTCTTAATAAATTAAATTAACCAAAAATTAGGGTAGGTAGGTAAATATCTGCTTACCCTTTTTTTTATAATAAAAAATAAAAACTATGGCTTGCGAATTATCATTAGGTAGAAAAGAACCTTGTAAAGATGTTGTTGGTGGGATTAAAAATGTTTATTTTGTAGATTTTGGAGACTTTAGTGCTATAACATATACTTCTAGTACAGATATTGTAGCTAGTGTAGGAAGCAACGTTGCTAGTTTTAAGTACGAGGTTAAAGGAAACTCATCTTTTGAGCAAAATATAACCTCATCAAGAGAAAACGGCACTACATTCTTTGAACAAACATTAAATTTAACACTACACAAATTAACTAAAGAAGACAACAAAGAACTTAAGCTTATGGCTTATGGTCGACCTCATGTTGTTGTGGAAGATTATAATAAAAACTTATTTCTTATGGGATTAGAAAACGGTGCTGATGTTTCTGGTGGAACAATAGTAACTGGAGCTGCGATGGGAGATTTAAGTGGATATACACTTACACTAACTGGTATGGAGAAAGTACCTGCTAACTTTCTTGATGTTGCTACTGACGGTACAGTTGCTACTGCATTATCAGATGCAGGATTTGCTACACCAACAGTAGGTACTAATTCATAATAACTAAATTTAATTAGGTTAAATTAAGGGATGCTTCGGTATCCCTTTTTTTATGAAAACAAATTAGCAATTATTTGTTACTTATAATATGGTAGTATTAACAACATCAACAAATGCTCAAACTTTTAAGGTAATTCCTAGAAGTACACCAAGCTCGGTTACATTTCAATTAACCGATAAGTCTAAAAGAACCACAAGTGCTGTTAGTGTTTCTGTAGCTAATTCAAATGGGTATATGACTGTTACAGGTAGTTTTTCATTAGTAGAAGGTAGGTTTTATTCATTTGCAATTAAAAATGGTGCTGTAATTATATATAGAGGCTCTATTTTTTGTACAGACCAAACTAATTTTAATACCTTTGATGTACATTCTGGAGAATACACTACAGAAAACACATACGATAACGATTTTGTAATAATATGAGAAAAGTAAATAAAATGGCAAAAAAAAGATATAATAGTAAACCGTTGCCAAAAGCAGAAAAAGGAAAGATACATATAGTCAACATGTCTTCTTACACAAGACCTGAAATCAAAGAACAATATAATAGAGATTGGGTAGAGTATGGAGATGACAATAATTATTTTAGTTATTTAATAGACAGATATAATGGAAGCCCTACTAACAATGCTGCTATTAATGGTATTGCCGAAATGATATATGGAAAAGGAATTGATGCGGTTGACAGTAAAGAAAAAGAAGCTGACTATATAGAGATGAAAGAGCTATTCACAAAGCCTTGTATGAAGAAAGTATGCTACGATTACAAAATGATGGGTCAAGCTGCAATTCAAATAATCTATTCTAAGGACAGAAAAAAGATTGTACAAGTAGAACATATACCTGTAGAGACGTTAAGGGCAGAGAAGGCAAATAACAAGGGTGAAATACAAGGTTATTACTATGCTAAAGATTGGTCAGAGATTACATCTAAGCTAAGTCCTAAAAGAATACCTGCATTTGGTACAAGTAACTCAGGATTAGAAATACTATATATCAAACCTTATAGAGCTGGATTTTATTACTATTCTCCAGTAGATTATCAAGGAGGATTACAATATGCAGAGTTAGAAGAAGAGATAGCTAATTATCATATAAATAATATACAAAATGGTCTTGCGCCAAGTATGCTTATAAACTTTAACAATGGTGTTCCTACAGAAGAACAAAGAAGTTTGATTGAGCAAAACATACAAGAAAAGTTTAGCGGGTCTTCTAATGCTGGTAGATTTATACTGGCATTTAATGACAGTAAAGAATTGTCTGCAAGTATTGAGCCAGTTATATTAAGTGATGCACATGAGCAATATAAATTTCTTAGTGATGAATCTATGAGAAAGGTAATGGTATCACACAGAATTGTATCGCCTATGCTTGTAGGTATAAAAG